GACCGGGAATCCTTTCAATCGGAACACAAGCTCAAGATCCTAAAGAAAGAATCGAAGTCCTGGAGTACACGCTGGCCTTATACGGGCCGTCAGGATCTCACATCGTTAAAATTCGAAGGATGACCACGATACCGAAAAGGTTCATACGAATGTGGATGGGACCGAAAACAATCCCTCTGATATTCGATACCTGGTGGGAGGGCTTTCAAGAGATCCACCCGGACTACGAGTTTATCACGATCACCGATAATACTGAGATCTCGCTACCTCCTGGACTTACTGAGATATACAGCCGAGTAGGTACTTATGCCGGACAGTCGGATATCCTACGAATAATCGCTCTATACGAACTCGGAGGTATCTACATTGACACCGACGTTATGCCTCTACGATCCTTCGATAAGCTCCTCGATAGTGATAAGCCTTTCATTGGTAGACGATCTACGAAATCCTTTGAATCAGCCGTCATCGGAAGCCCACCCAAACACAAGGCCGTGAAGGATCTTATCGAGGCTCTACCGAAATGGTTCTATGAGCACGAGAAGCCTAATCAATGGTCCGTCGTACAAACGGGGCCAGCCTTTATCTCTGCCGTATGGTTCGGACGAGAAGATATCACACACCTACCACCCGCTACATTCTATCCCTTCAATGGATTCATGGCACCGAAGCGGGAAGAAAAAGAGAAGATGTTTTCTGACCCGGATAGCTTCCCAGAAGAAATGCTCTGCGCACACTTTTCAAATCATAGATGGGGAGGGAAACCGAAATGAACCGCTACCCGATATACATTATCTCAAAAGGAAGATATGAGAACTGCTTGACAGCACGTTTCTTTATGAAGGATGGGGTCGATTTCAAGCTCGTGGTGGAACCACAACAAGCAGCCGAGTACTCCTCTCGGTTCGGGCATGATAACGTCCTCGTCCTTCCTTTTTCCGATCTCGGTCAGGGATCTATCCCGGCTCGTAACTGGGTATGGGAACATTCGATGATAGGAAACCATAAACGCCACTGGATCTTCGATGATAATATCCGAGATATACGACGACTTTTTAAAGGGAAGCGAATCCCCTGTAATGCTAAATATGCTATCCAGGTAATCGAGGAATTCACCGACCGATATGAAAACATTGGGATCTCAGGAATGAACTACATGAAGTTCGTACTCGATGACACCCCGGCTCCATTCTACTTAAACGTCCATGTCTATTCCGGACTTCTGATCCTCAATGAATTATCGTACCGATGGCGTGGCAAATACAATGAAGATACTGACCTATGCCTCCAGGTACTATCAGGTGGATGGTGTACCGTTCTGAATAACGTATTCATGATAGACAAGATGACTACCATGAAAATGAAGGGCGGGAACTTCGACGAACTCTATAAGGATGACGGGAGGCTTCAAATGGCGAGATCCTTGGAACGTTCCTGGCCTGGGGTGGTAACTACTACGAGAAAATTCCAACGACCACAACACAGCGTGAAAGGAACCTGGAGAGGCTTCGACACTCAGCTGATCCGACGTAAGGATATCGACTGGAAATCTCTGGAGGGCAAAACCAACGAATTCGGGATGAAGCTCAAGAAGCAGAAAGCTATTCAGTCAGAGGCAATGCAGAAATATTACAAAGAAAATAATGGCTAAGAAAACCGCACAGAACCGCACTGTCATAAAAAAAGAAGCGATGATCGAGGCTATGCACAAGACTCTCGGTAACGTGACCTCGGCACTGAAACTCGCAGACGTAGGCAAGTCTACCTACTATGATTGGTTACGTGAGGACAAGGAATTCACTGCACTCGTAGACGACACCGAGGAATATACTTTCGACTTCGTGGAGTCCAAGATTATGAAGCAGATCGAGGACGATAACACCACGATGATAATTTTCTACGCTAAAACCAAGATGAAAAGCAGGGGCTACATAGAGCGATCCGAACTCGCTGTATCGCAGCAGCCTGCTTTTGTCGTTAATGGTGAAGCGAAAGGAATCAGTAAGATCCTCAAAGTCATAGACGACCATAATGCCAATACCGGATAGATATGAGCAGTGGCATGAAACTAACGTGCTGCATCGGATAGCTGAGAACGCCGATAAGCGAATCATTTGCCTTTACGGTGGATCTTCCTCCTCGAAAACTATCTCTGCACTCCAGTACATCACAGCGTGGGGATTCAGGTGCAAGGACCAGATCGTTATCTCTGTTATCGGTGAGTCGGTACCCGTGATCAAGAAGTCGGTTATGAGGGATTGGCAGAACGTCGTGATGGGTAAGCTCTACGACCCAGAGCGGATGAACCGTAATGATAACACCTATACCTTTCCAAGTGGGTCGATCATGCAATTCATACCAGGAGACGACGAGGTACGGTTCTTTTCAATCCGTCACCATATCGTCCTGATAGATGAAGCCTACAATATCTCGAAAGGGATCTTCGATCAGATAGATATTCGTACCCGTATGCAGATCCTATTAACCTGGAACCCTGTCGCAGAGTTTTGGGCGAAGAATCTGGAGGATCGTCCCGATTGTGCGATGCTTCATTCGACCTACAAGGACAATCAGTTCGTAGAGCAGACGATAATAAACTCCCTCGAACTCAGAGCTAAGACCGATCCGAACTTCTATCGGGTATTCGTCCTCGGGAAGTACGGTAACTACGAGGGCTTAATCTTCAAGGAAGGTCTAAACTGGACGAAGTGTACCGAGATGCCTGATACATACAAACGGAGGGTACTCGGAGTTGACTTCGGGTTCTCTCACGACGAGACGGCTATACTCGATATCCGCTTCTCTAACGGGGAGTTCTGGGTGGACGAGTTGGAGTATAACACTGGACTATTAAACTCCGATATTGCGGCTGTATTGCGCTCTACCGAGGGAAACCGTATCGAGGTTATTGCGGACTCAGCCGAACCGAAGAGTATAGCAGAGATCAAGCGTCTCGGAATCAATATTCGAGGAGCTACGAAGGGGCCAGATTCGGTCAAGCACGGACTACGTACGATGCTCGATTTTAAGATTAACATAACCGAGAGGTCTGTGAATACTATAAAAGAATTTCGGAATTATTCTTACGAGAAAAACAGGCAGGGTGAATACCTCGATAAGCCAATAGGGAACTGGAATCACTCGGTAGATGCTATACGATATGCAGTGACTCATATCAGGGTGAAACCTACGTATGGAACCTACTCGATCACGTAAGCTCTTGACTTTCCGATAATAATATCACAACTTTGTAAGACTCAAATATCAACGACATGAAATCACAAATTAACTTGCGCAAACGGTGGACCTATGCTGTCCAACCGTCTAACTCACCTACGATTCCGGACTATCACGAACACGAAAAACGTGTCTAGTCGTGGCTCCTCTATTCAGAAACTCGTCCTTTAAAATAAAGGCGGGTAAAGTAGCTACGACCATAGGAATAGTACCGGAGGCGGGAGCGTTCCTATTCGATAAGTCTATCCCTGGGATGGTAGCAGGAGACGGTTTTAACTGGCTTCCTGTTGTACCCGCTGTTGTGAAGTCCTCAATAGCGACTACCCTTGTAACCCCTACTATCGTAGCCTACACAATCGGGGTTCCTTATTACCCTGCTGTGTGGTACGACACAGTCGTATATCAATTCGGAACAGATATCATAGTATCGGGTGGTGACACCCTGACTCTTGGGAAGGATATGACGCTTGACTTTTCATCTCAGTTTATCGTCAACTCCAACCAGAACAATACCACGTTCAAACTGGAGACGCTTATAAATGGCACCCCCATAAACGTACAGGAGGTTCTACTCGCATCCAATACACTGGGATATAGCATCCTGAATATCGGGGCCGTCCTATTATCATCGGGAGACGTTGCAGAGATCCGGGCAACGGCAGACCGTAATTGCGATATCGAATTAAGATCATCGGACACAGGAGCAAGGGAGGTATAATCATGGCAACGAAAACAATACTCAAACAGAATACGAGTTACAAGACCGTGATCGGCGTGGTGCCAACCCTCGACAATCTGATACCCGAGGAGGGGGCTACGGTATTCAATCAGTCCGACAAGGCTTTGTATTACTCCGATGGTATCACTTGGCTCATCCTGGGGCCGCAGGCCGCTCAGTCGAACGCTATATCGTTAACGCATGCAGGCCCAATCCCGGTATCAGTTACAGCCGATACTCCTATCCAGGTAGACTTTTTTGATACGGTTCAATACAATCTCGGAACCGCTTTCACGGAGTCAATTCCCTCGCAGAATGTTACTATCAATACGACGGGTGATTATTCCTACTACATGGAATTCAATCTCTCGGCAGACGTTCCGAACGTATTATTCAAATACTATCCTACGTTTAACGGAGTCCGACAATTAGCAAGGGAACAAACCCTGGGAGCAAAGGACTCTCTGACCCTCTTAACATTTCAGTTCGGAACTTCATTCACAGCAACCGATATAATCACCGTCGAAATAGAAGCGGACAAAACGTGTAATCTCACGGGAGAAGTCATTTCTACTGGCATAATTCTACTATCATAATGGGAACAACGAAAAATACCTTATACAAGGTCAAAGCATCCCCGGTGCCTACTATCGTGGGGCTGAACC